TAGATGAAATAATACATTTCAAATATCCTGGAGCAGGAGAAGATGTTTATGGTTTGTCTCCATATAAAACAATTCAGAACGCGATAGCTACAGATTTGAATGCCGCAGACCACAACTCTCAGTATTTTACAAACAACGCTACGCCTAGGATACACATGGATTTGGGCAACGTAGACCCAGAAGAAGTGGCTAGGTTTGCAGCTAGAGCAGAAAAAGAATTAAAAGGTAAGCCACATAGTAGCTTAGTAACAAGTGGCGGAGTAAAAGTATCTCCTATAAGTCTTACAAACGCCGAAATGGAATTTGATGTTTACAGCAAACGATTACGTGAAAGAATATTTGCTGTCCTTGGCATGCAACCAGCAGTACTAGGGCTAATAGAGGACACAAGAGAGCTAGAGCACCAGATAGCTTTATTTACAAACCTGACAGTCAAACCTTTACAGAAAAGAGTTGCTAGAAGGATAACTAAAAAAGTACTACGCAGATTTTTTCCAGGAATCATGGTAGATTTTGTATTTAATCCAGTTAGCGCCCTTGACACCAAGACTTACGTATTTCAGATGCAGGCAGACTTAAAGAATCTTGTACGCACAATAAACGAGGTTAGGAAAGAGAGAGGTTTAGCGCCAGTAGAATACGGAGATAAACCAATAATTCCGTATTCAGACGCCAACTTAGCAAGATTGGGCGACGATGGCAATGAGGTAGATGGCGGTGGTGAGCCGACAGAGCCAACTGAGGAGAGTGCAGATGTCAGCACAGAAGAGTAATTCCATTGATTTTAATGTATATATGTTGCATATAGACCTGTCAAAGGACGAAAAAGAGGTAAATTCAGAGATTGTTAGCCAGTGCAAAGGCAACATATTGGCTATATTTATGGATTATGAGCACGACGAGGCTATGGTTTTGGAGGAGAAATGTTGAAAATTAAGGAACTTATTAACGGCTATGACGGCAAAATGGGTAAAAAAGAACAAAAAGAGGACATATTTTGCGTTTATGTTAGGGCTCCTATAGGCAAAAACATAGCTAAAAGTAGTGCTGTGACGCTATTATACCCAGAAAACATCAGTAAACACGTAGGAAAAGAGATAGTTTTGTGCTCAGATAAGATATATGGTAGCATTATATTGAATAATATGGAAGAAGTAGACGTTAAATACGCAGAAAAGACTAGAAGGATGCATAAAATGACATCCGATGAGATAAAACGCCTATTCTCTAACCCAGAAAGAAAGGTATATAAGTACGAAGTAACGGCGTTCCCGTTCCTAAAAGCTATTCCGTACATAAAGTCCGAGAAATTTAAGACAATGACAAGGTTACGTAATATGGGAGCAAGTGTAAGGCGTGGCATATCAAAAAGTATGATATGTAACATTAAGGGAGCTTCAGTTAAAGAAATGAGCTACGTAGACCTTACAATGCAACATTTACGCATGCATAAAGCAATGGCTGTGTCAAGTGATACAACAAAACTTATAGACATTATAGAAATACATAAGGCAATTACAAGTGAGATACATAGACGTGGTCTCTATATAGATGAACACTCAGAAATATGATAAAAACAAATATTTTGTCGTCGACATGTCGCCCACTTTGACTATGTGTGAAGGGGTTTGCTCTTTTTTTAACATAAAAGACAATTGCCAAGTGGTTTTTTTAGGAAATACATATATAACGGAGCACGCATACAAACAGCGAGGAATAATATAGATTAACATGCCAAGAACAGATATAATTGAAAGTAGAATAGCAGCAGACAAGGGGTCTTTTGGTTTCGTAATTGATATTAATAAGGCATATGAGACTAAGAGTGGCGATAGGATTGTAGAAGGATACGCCGCACTCGCAGGAGAAGATAGGTCGTACATCTATTTTAGTGAGGAAGCTTTCGACACCGTTGAAGATGACTTAACAAAAAACTCCACAGTATTTTTCGGGCATGATTATAATCAGCCGATAGGAAAGATTTTAGAAGCTAAAAGAGAAGAAGATAAAGTATGGGTTAAATGTCTGATATCCTCAACAGAGTCAGATATTTGGACAAAAATAGAAGAAGACATACTGAATGCTTTTAGTATAGGCTTTACAATTATAGATTATGATGTTGAATGGGATGACGTATCAGATGACATTATATATTGGGTAACTAAAGCTGAATTTTTTGAAGTATCAATAGTTGGTTTGCCAGCGAATGCTGACGCAAGAATAACTAATTTTTATACAGAAAAATCTGTCAGAAGTTTTATTACGACAGATTCTAAAGATGTGTCATTAAAAAATAAGGACAATAAGACCGAGGAGGTAGTAGATATGAAGGAAAAGATTGAGGCTCTCGTTAAAGAGCTTAAAATTGAAGCCAAATACGCCGAGGAAGTCTTATCAGGTATTTCAGATGAAGAGACAACACTCTCCATTCTTGAAAACGTTAAAAATCTTGCTGAAGCAACAGGGGCCATTCCTAGGGATATCCTTGCGGCTGTAGTCAGCACAGATGACGCCGACACCGAAGACAAGAAAGACGAAGAAGACGAAGGCGACGTTAAAGATGCTGATAAGAAAGACGAGGAAGAAGAAGAAGTAAAGAAGGACGAAGAAGAGGAAGAGTCTAAAGAAGGCGAAGACGACAAAGACGACGACAAGAAAGACGACACTGACGAAGACGAAAAGAAGCCAGACGAAAAAGACGAAGAAGATGAAAAAGAAGATTCCGATTCTGACGAAGATAAAGACGACACTGAAGACAAGGAAGATGCAGGAGAAGAGACTGAAGCAGATGAATCCGAAGACGGAGCTGATGCTACGGTGGTTAAAGCCCTTGCTGAGCTTGCTACGGTTGTTGCGGAAATAAAGAAGTCCATGGTCACAGAAAAAAGAGTAGCTGCTATTTTTGCAGACTCAATGAAACAGTTGCCAGTACTGTCCGAAGACGTTCGCAGGAGCGTTAAGGTTCAGGAAGAAGTTGCTGTAAGAGACCAATGGATAAAGCTTAGCCCGAAGAAAAAGCTGGAAGCCATCCTTGAAAAGATGCGTGACCAGGAATTGATATAAGTAAAAATAAATTAGAAAAAGATACTAATTAGGAGGTATTTTTAATGAGTGTAGATATTCTCAAAGCTCTTACTACTGCTGAAGGTAGTGGGAACGATATAATTCCAGAACGGTTAGACCCCGTACTGGTCGAGGAAGCCAATGTGCTTTCACCCATCAGGGAACTTTTGCCGAGACTGAAATGGAGCACAAACGCTTTCGAGTGGAATGCCCGTACAGCCTTAGCAGCGTCAGGTTTTTATAATGAAGCCGCGACTTTCGCTGATGACGAGTCAACGTACGCAAGACGTACTGTGACTATAAAGATGATGAAAGCAGAAGGCATGGTTTCCCAGCTCTTGCAGGACACATCAAACGATTACCTGAACGCACTTCAGGCTGAAATCGATGGGGCCACTAGGTCTCTTGTACAGTACGAAGAGTATGCCATTATAAATGGTAATGCAACAACTAACGCTAGTCAGTTCGACGGACTTTCTCAGCTTATGACTACAACGTCAGACGCTCTTGGAGAAACCGTTTCTCTTGACATCTTGGACGCTGGTATCCAGTCAATCCTTGATGCTGGTGGTAAGCCGAATCTTATGATTATGGCTAATAGAGACGGTCTTAAGATAAGTCAGGTCATGCGTGCAAATATGACGTATAACTGGCAGGCATTTGAGACAGCCGCTGGAACAAAGCTTGTTACCTATGCTAACGTTCCGATAGTTACATCATCCTACGTACCTACGACTAACTCGTATGGCACAACTCCGACACTTGACCACTCCGAGATTTATATTCTTGATACATCTCAGGTAGTGATACCGTATGTAAGAGACATTACTTTCCAGCTTGTTTCTACTACCACAGACGGAACAGCCTTTAGGCTGAAATTGTATGAAGCTCTTGCTGTTAAATCACCGAGGGTACAGTGCAAAATAACTAACGTAGGAGCCTAACAGATAGAGCACCAAATAGTTAGTAGATAATACATAGAAAAGGCGGCGTAAGAAAGTTCTTCAAGCTCGTAAAAGACTTAAAAAATAGAAGTTCCTTTCTTGCGCCCCTTTCTTTATGATACAACATTTTAAAAAAAGGCAAGGATTATGATAACAATCAACAAAGATAGAGTCAGAAGAATGACCGGAGTTCAGCGTTCTTTAGAGGACGTGACGCCTACTGTTGATGGTGATTGGAGCTCAGGTAAGGTCTCCGATACACAAATAGATTATTTTAATGAGATAGCTGACGCAGTAGTCAAGAATCTTACAGGCTTTACATTTGAGGAAACAACAGTAACAGAATCTTATGACGGAGACGCAGAAGATACGCTTGTATTGAAGAATTATCCAGTTGAGTCTGTATCGTCTCTTACAATAGACGACCTTGTTAAGACAGAGGACACAGATTTTGTAGTATATGGCGACACTGGAATGTTAAAGATGAAGAATACTACAACGCCGCTCACTACTACATCCAAAGTTTTCACAAAAGGCATTAAAAACGTTGACGTTACGTACTCTTATGTGACAAGGTCTAGTTTAATAGAAGCCGCAAGAGCATTGATTTTTTACATGGTTTGTATAGATACACTTATGGCGTCGGGCACGTCTGTAGCTGAGGGAGTTTCTAAAATGGAACTTGATGAATATATGGTTGACTTTAAAGACCAACCCTACTCAGGTCAGATAAAGAGATTTCAGGCTAAGATAGACCAAATATTAGCTAGCATTAATAGAAAGCTATCTTCGCAGGTTATATAGGACTATGGCTTTACCGCTATACAATAAAAAGACTTTAATACAGAGATATGAAGAAAAAATTAGAACAGCAGCAGGAGAGACGATTACAATTTCTGAAAAGACTAGTCCTGTCGCTAATGCTTCAGCAACAGTAGATTCGTTTTACAATACGGCAAAAGAACCAGAACAAGATGCTTTTACTTATACTACTAATAATAGAGAGATACAGGCGTTCGTAAGATTTGTTACTGAAGAAGAGGTTAGTGAAATTGAGGGTGGGGACATACAAGCAGGAGACGCAAAAGTAGAGGTTTCAATAGATGAAGAAACGTACGTCACTAACGCAGTTAATAATAAGTATGAAATAACGATAGGTTCTGATAAATATATATGCGTTTCAGCCTCGCAGAACAGCTTGAAGACAAAGATAGAAATGTATTGCAAAAAGATTTTAAATGACTAGGGATAGGTATTGTTTTTAAAAGGAAGGATTTAGTATGGACGAGAGACAAAGAAAAGATAGAATTTTAGAAGAGGTTAGGAGAAAGATGAACAAAACGTTTAAAGTTGTTTTGACTCTCCTTGAGACAGAATCTCGTAAATATGAAATAAACCCAGCTTTTTTCATAGAAGATAAAACAGACCCGCAAGGCAAGTGGAAGATAAGAAAAGCTTTACTTGATAACGGTAACGATTTAGTTAAGTTTTTAGAAATAATATTAGACGAAATAGAAGTGGTTCCTATCAGGGCTATAGTAGATATAGGCGACAAGGATATAGAATAATTATATACAATGTGTCCAGTTAAAATAACAATGGTGGCTTCTTGCCCAAATTTGCTTACGGTCAGCGGTTTAAAAAAAACTATATTGGACGCTGTCGAAGGCGAAGGAGGCGTGCTGGTATCTAAAGCAAAAGGCAGATTTCAAGCAATGGTCACATCAGGCTCAGACGCCCTTACATTCCATAGATGGAGCGGGCATGATAGGTCTTATGTGGCAAGGGGGGCTAGGATAGCTAATTCAAAAGTGAGCGGATATTTAAGTACTGGTAAACCGTTTTATCCTGTAAGGGGTTCTCGCTCTGTATCTTTTGGGTTTGGTGATGCAACAGCTCTTAAAACTACAATGACAAGAGACGGAAAATATCCCATAGCTAAAGGAATTGAAGAGGGATGGGGAGCGCATACTATGCCAATACCAACTAGGTCAGGAAAAAAGGCTATGAAGTGGAAAAATTCTCAGGGTTGGGTATATGCGGATAAATCTTTTGAGCACCCTGGTTTTAGGGGAAGACATTATTACGATAGGATGATGAAATGGATGCATGCAGGTATTATGTCTATAGTAAGTCCTGCTCCTACTGCTGCGTCGCCATCCCCAGTTTCTAGCTCTGGCAGAGGTAAAGGACTTAGAATAACTCAAGGAGCAGGCGCTTATCCGTTTAAATCTAAAAAAGGTTTAGCATATATTATGAAAAGAAACGCTAAAGGGCAGTTAAGGTTTGCAGGCTCAAGGCGAATTACTGGAACTCCAAGACACGTTATAGGTAGCATGGGAACCTAATATTATGGCAATAGGATATTCATTAAACATACTAGTAGAACTAAACGTTTATAAGAACCTACAAACCATTCTTGAGGATGAGGGTTATACTATTGGCACAGCAATAGACGAGCTTACTATAATAGAGAAGTGGCTTGATTGGGATTTTACTTTACCAGCGATAGCTTTAGAAGTAGAGGCTAATTCTGGAGAGAATATAAACGCCATAGGATACGACAGAGAAAAAAGATTTGATTTAAGATTAAGAATTTTTGGTAGGACTAGGTTAGAATGCAAGCAATTAGCAGAGTTTATTTCTGATTATTATTGTGATAACACTTTAGCCCTTACAAATTATAATTTAGCTACTCCAGCAGCAGACGGATGGATTGATATGAAAGAAAATGGTTGGTCAGTAGATTATGTTGAGAGCGCTGATGAGAGCTTGGAGAACATGGCTGTTTTCCACGCAACAGTTAAAGTAAAAAGGACAATATGAATACAGTTAATATTAACTTAAGGAGGTATGAGTTATGTTTCAATTTCATGACATAGCTGGCTATAACGGGAAGGACGTAGAAATATACGTCTTCAACCCGCTGGATGCCGCATCGACACCCACTACAGTAGGAACCGACCCAAAGTCGATTCTTAGGGGTGCACAGAGTTTTGAGCCTACAGAGGAGATGGCAGAAGAAAGAGTCTCCGAACTTGGGTACGAAGCTACAAAAGCAATTTATGGCGCCGCAGATTATGGCGTAAGCATAGGACTGCTCGCAAGAGACCTGCTCCAGCTCGCAAGGGTCGCAGGAAATAGCTCTAATTTTTATACTAGGCTTGTAGTTACTGAGTTTAAACCAGTTAACTTGATGGCTTATTATAAAGACCCTAATGATGGCACGGTAAACTTCACTAAATATGCTGGTGGATTTAAGTCTAGGACAGCTAGTGCTCCCGTTGCCGCAGGCGGAAATGCTGAGTTTTCTTTAGAAGGCGCTGCAGACCTTGTTGTCGTATTTGACGGACAGGGTGAAGTTGTACAGCATGTAGGAGATAATTCGAAATTAGTCTTTTCTGTACCAGCAGACACTACAGAAGCTGAGATAATTCTTGTTGAAACACCAGCAGGCGTTATTCTCACTACAGGCGAATGGTCTTACACTGGCGGTGTTGTAACTTTAGATACAGCCCCGAACACCAACGCTATAGTTAGGATTGTACATACTAACTATCAGACTGCTAATATAGTTTCCTAGAACGGAAGCTATATTTTAGATAGAATAGAATAAAGCTTATTTTAGGGGCTCAGGCGTTTTGCTTTAAAAAGCGAGATACTTGACCCCAAAATAGCTTTTTTATAAGGTAAAGGAATGGAGATACAAGCACATGAATGAAGAAGTAGTAAAAATTAAAGGAAAAGGTGAAGCGAAGGACAAAGAGACTCTCGTCAAAGTTTTGAGAGAGGGCAAAGTTGTTACAATTCCCGTTAATGGCGAACCAACTGAGGTTTACTGGGCAAAGACGGGTTGGAATACTAGCGTATTCTATAAGGCTTACAATATCAAGAAGATAAAAGAAGCTGTGGAAATTGGAATATTAGATACTTATAAAAATGAGGAAATAATAGAATCAAAGGAACCTGAGGATACATTCGAACTAAAATATTATTCCGTCATACCAGATTCAGTTACGGTAGAAGCGGATGGCACACCTATAAAAGAATTTGAGTTTAATTCTGACCTTGGTGCTCTAATATTTAGTGCAAAGGCTACTGGGAAATTTACGGTTAGTTACGATTATTATAATCAAGAGCTATATAAAGAGATAGTAGACAATGCTACTACTTGCATGATGATTTATTTATCAGCGAGAGACGTTAACAAGCATGATAGTAAGATTTTTGAATCACCGGAAGAGATAGGTGAGATGTCAAGAATAGAAGTCGGCGAGATAATTGAAAAATATTTAGAGGAGATACAGGTTACGGAGGAAGACTTAAAAAACTTGCAAGCTCCGCTTTCTTCAGACGAAGAAGAGGTTACGCAAAACGCAACAACCTAAACTTTTTTTCAGAGGAGATTTGGGGGGAATCTTTCTTTGAAAATGTCGTTAGCGGAGGATTAAACGAACAAATGCTTTACCTAGAAGAACTTACAGAGGTTCTTGAGGCTGAAGATAAAGAAAAATACTTAAAAGAGCAAGAAAAAGAAACTAAAACCAAAAGCAAAAATAAAATGAATGGAAAACACACCGTAGTTGATTTATCTCCTGAACTTCAGAGAGAGCTTAAGGAGGAGTTTAATAAAAAAACAGATATAAATAAAGACTCTATCTAATATATAAAAAACAATATTATGAATCAACATCAAATCCAAGTACTAATTAACGTAGCCATAGCAGGCGAGCATAATGTTAAGCAAAGGCTTAAAGAGCTCGGAGCTGGCTTAAATGACAAAGCAAATGACTTCAATAAAGTTAAAAATGCTCACAAGCAGTACAATAAAGGGTTACGCGATGAGCGAAAAAACCTTAAACAGCTTCAAGGCCAAAAAGCCGCCCTATTAAATCAGGCAAAGCAGTCAACCAATCTTAATAACGCTGAGCGCACAGCCATTGTTGCAAAGAACCGAGCCATTACTAACGCAATGGGAATGTCTAACAAAAAAATAGCAATTCAAACACGTTTAAGAGATGCAAGCGCTAAACAAGTAAAACACCATACTGGTTTATTAAAACAGCAAGCTACTGAGATGAAGGCTGAGTCTACTCAAAAAATGAATGAACAGCTTGCCGAAGCTAGTAGGGTTCAGAAGGCGTTTGGTGTTAGTACTGGAGTTGTAAACGAAAAACTTAAGGCTCGTGAGGGGCATGTAAGAAGAGGATTTGATTTATCTAAACGGCAACGACAACATGTGACGGATTTACAGAAGGCTCATAAGAATTTACAAGCAACCCAGAAGCCAGGTATGCTCGGAGCAGTCAAATGGGCAGCAGCATGGACTTTAGTATATGGAGCTATAAGATTAGTACAGCAAGCCATAACAGACGTTATTGGCACCTATATAAGATTACAGACTATGATGGCTCGCGTGTCTACAGTTACTAGAACTTCTGGCATGGAGATGACATCCGCGATGGGAATGATGCAACAGGCAGCTTTGAGGCTGGGTTCAAAAACTGGAGTTAAGATAGATGAGGTAGCAGAGGCTATGTATCATCTAGGTTCAGCCGGACTAGATATGCAACAACAGATGATGGGCATGGAGAAGATTGTAGCTATTACCCAGGCCAGTTTCGGAGACCTTAAACAAGTATCAAGATTAGTTGCTGGGATGTTTAATCTGTTTGCTAGAGACATGACAGACCTTACAACTAGCTCCGAAAAATTTAATAGGATAATTAATATTTTAGGCTATAACTACCAGAGACATCAGGTAGAACTTACTGAAGTTGCAGGAGCTATGACTTTAGCTGGTGGTGCGGCTGGATTACTTGATATAAGTTCTAGAGAACTTGTTGGAACAATAGCTGTTTTGAATACTGGCATGTTAAAAGGATGTTATAGTAGCGACACAGAGATATTAACAAATAAAGGCTGGAAACTGTTTAAAAATTTAGATAAGACTGAGCTAGTTGCTACATTAAATCCAGATACAAACGAACTAGAATATCAGAAACCATATGAGTATGTAGAAGAACCATATGAAGGGTTGATGTATAAAATAAAGAATCGTCATGTAGATTTATTGGTTACACCAAACCACAAAATGTATAGCAGGTATGGTAGAAAGAGTTGTAAAACTAGGCAATATAAATTGAGAAGAGCCGACGAGGTTTTTGGTAAACATCAGACTTTTACTAGAGGAGCTAAGTGGAATGGAGATTCTCCTAAACATTTTGAGTTGCCAAGTGTTTCTTTGAATTACGGCGGATATGATAAGAGCATCGACGTTTTAGAAATAAAGACAGAGGATTGGGTAAGGTTTCTCGCATGGTATCTTAGCGAAGGACATACAAGTATTACTGTCGACAAGCGTGGTGGTACTGCGTATAAGGTAAACATAAGTCAGTTTCCTGGGGCTAATAGAGACGAGATTAGACGTTTGCTGAACAGGCTACCATTCAAATACTATGAAAGTAAAGATAAAATATTTACAATAAACAGTAAACAGCTTGGTTTGTATTTTAAACAATTCGGGAAATCTAATGACAAATTCGTGCCGGAGTTCATAAAGGGTCTTTCTTCCGAACTTATAAATATTTTTATAGATACATATTGCAAAGGCGACGGAAGGGCAAAAAAAGATAACTTGGAGATTACTACTAACTCAGTTAAGATGCGTGACGACCTACAAGAACTCGCACTTAAAGCGGGTAAAGCATCTGTATATTATATTGGGCAGGAACCAACCAAGGGCGTAATAATATGTGGAACAAAGTGTAATATTAATTATACTACTTGGGTAATTAATATAAGCAACAGAACAGAGTTCTCTTTTAGCCAAGAAAAAAACATAAAAGAAGCGGGCAGATTAGAGAATGGTAACACGTCTACAATAGAAGAATGGGTATATTACAAGGGGACACAACATTGTGTTGAGGTAGAGAACCACGTATTATTTGTACGCAGAAATGGTAAGACTATATGGTGTGGCAATACCAGAGCTGGAACAGCACTTATGAATTCTTTTATAAAGATGTCTCAGAACTCTGAGGCATTAAAGTCAGATCTAGGTTTAACGTTTGACCCAGCCGCCCCCCTAAACTTTAGAGACATTGTAACTCAGTTGTCTGAGAAATTTGATGGAGCTAAGTTATCTGTAGAGGAATTCAGAAAGATTGTAAAAATATTTGGCATAAGGGGTGCTAGGGGTATAGCGACTCTTATAAGAGACTTTAACAGATTCAACGATACTGTAGGCGTTACAGATGAAGAGCTTGAAAAAGTGACTGAAAAGATGCAGGATCTTATCCAAAACACCCTACCCGTGCAGTTAACCAGATTAGGTAACATAATTAAAGAGGAATTAGACCTAGAGGGAGCTGTCGGAGGCATGACGGTATCTCTTAAGGCTATCAGCGACTTAGTAACTAAACTGAGGGCGTTCAAAGAACAGTCTGGCTCAGACTTATATACAGAATGGAAGAATAAAAGGCTTGGAAGAAAGAAAGTTAAAAAGGATGTTGCCACTGGTTCGCGGGACTATATAGACCCACTAACTGATGGATGGGAGCGGAAATTAGTAGCTGCAGGCGTTCAAGCAAAACATACACTGACGGCGATTCCAGGAGTTACTGTACTTTTAGAACATATCAAGAAGCTGTCAGACCTTAAGAAACACGAGAGAGATGTATCCGCTAGTCTGCTAGGCAAGTTTAATGTTGATGAGACGCCAGAAGAATTAGCCCTGTTAACCGCAAGCGATAAATTATCAGCAGATTTACGTGATGGTATTAGATTACAGAACGCAAAGAACAGATTAACTCGATTGGAGTTAAGAAACGTTAACCAGATAGAAATAAGTCAGCAAAAAGTAAATGATATTATAAGCGAAGCTGTTCGCATAAAAAGTGAACCTAAAAATAAAAAGAGGCTTAATGAATTATTAGGTATCAGGGAATCTGGAGGTAAGCTTAGTAAGCTTCAGGACGACGAATTAATGAGGCTTACAGCTAGAAAGCGTCTTAAGAGGCTACTAGAACTTAGGGCATCTGGCGGATTTATGAGCAAAGAGCAGGTTAAGGAAACAACTAAGCTTACAAGTATAAAGACTATTTTAGATATAGACAAACAAATAGCTGAGCAACGAAAAATAATAACAGAAGAAGCCATAGCGACTAGGGACTTGAATGCAAAAATGGTTTTAACCCGCACTGAAGACAACGATTTATTATCAGATACAGTAAAACTCAAGGCGTATATTATTTATCTAGAAACTACATCTAAAAATAATGCCCAGAAAGCTTACGATGCTACGAAAAAGCAATATGAGATTACTCAAAAATTACAAGATAAGATATACGCTTTAGGGTTGTCTTTTAGAGATTCGATAGTTGGCTCTTTAGAAGAAGGCATAGATTCAATGCAGAAGTTTAGTGAAGTAGCAGAGAACGTGTTCTATTCTATAGGAGAGACTATAAGAAGAGAATATCTTGGTGCTTTAACTAAAGCAACAGTTGGAAAACTTACTCAAGGATTAGGTAAGGGGACGATGGCTGGTACGAGACCAGAAGACTATCAAAATTTTATATTTAGAGGGAGTCAAGTCGGTTCAAAATTGTATGAATTAGCTATAATTAATGGCACTCTTAAATCTAAAGG